GATAATAATCTTGGGTACAACAAGGATAATTGCCAATGGTCAACCTATAGCGAGAACGTGAGAAACAGCCGTTCCGCAAAGTTAAGCGCAGATGATGTTTCCACTATTAAGACAATGCTGCTTTATGGGAGCAAGCAGAAAGACATTGCAGATAAATTCAGTACCAGCCCGTCAATGATTAGCCGAATAAACAAAGGCGTTCATTGGGACGATGTTGGCGCATTACCAGTTTAAATCTACCGTTGGATTGCAGCGGGCTATGGACGCAAGTCCTATTCGCGGGAGCGTATCCAAATGGCTGAACAAGCCCTAGATGAAACGGCAGCAGAAGTTGTTGAAGAGGAAGAGGTTAACGAACTTGTCGAATCGGTGGATGCCGAGGACGAGGACGAAGACTTAGAACCTGAGATAACGGATAGCGGAGATGGGTCGGCTGAAGTTGAAGAGCCGCCACCCGAGGAATCATCTGCCTCGAAAAAAGACGATGGATTTCAGAAACGAATTGACGAGTTAACGCACCGATACTACGAAGAGAAAAACCAACGCGAGCACTTTCAGCAGCAATGGGAGGATTCCCAGCAGGTAGCCCAAGAGGCTCCCGGTAAAACGCTAGCTGACTTCGAATATGACGAGGGAAAGTTTGCCGAGTATTTAAACGGGCAAGCGGTTCAAGAGGCACGGGCAGAAGTTCAGCGTAATACCCAGCAGCAACAGGGTATGAAGCGCCGGTCCGAGTTCGAAGCACAAGAGGCAAAATTCGCGGCTAGTGTAAAGGACTACCAAACTGTTACGAGAAATCAGGCATTACCGATTAATCAGACAATGGTAGAGACTTTGCAGACAGCGGAGAAAGGGCCAGAGGTTTTATACTACCTTGGCAAAAACCCCGATGTCGCAGCATCACTAGCTAGCATGTCCCCTTTGGATGCAGCGCGGGAACTTGGACGTATCGAAGCAACTAAACTTGTTAAACCTGAACCCATACTTAAAACCACGCCTGCACCTGTACCTAAAATTAAGGGTGCCGATTCGTCAGCCACCAGGATAAGGTCTGATTCACCAGAATCCGATAAACTCAGTGATGCCGAATGGCTTAAACGGGAGCGCAAGCGAATTGCTGCTAAGGATAAATAATGGCTTCAAATACTAACCTAACGCCTACGATGATAACTCGTAAGGCTCTGATGATTCTTCATCAGAAATGCAACTTTCTGGGTGCATGTAATCGCCAGTATGATGACCGCTTTGCCCAATCGGGCGCTAAAATCGGTCAGACGCTGAACATTCGTATGCCTGCAAAGTATACCGTTCGCAAGACGGCATCACTCTCGGCGCAAAACCACGTTGAACGCTCCACGCCTCTCGTGGCTGATTCACAATATGGTGTTGACGTTTCGTTCACCAGTGTTGAGTTGACGATGGATATCGACGACTTTTCGGAGCGAATCATCGAACCTGGCATGGCGCAATTAGCCGCGCAGATCGAGGGTGATTGTCTAGGGGATGCCAAGAACCTGATTCCCAACTACACCAATGCAGACACCACTAACCAGATGAGCTACAAGTTATTTGCTTCAGGTGCTAGTAACCTGACCAAAAGCCTTGCACCGCTGGCTAGCCGTACCGCGATTCTCAGCCCTGATTCAAGGGTCGAGTTCAGTGATGCGGTTAAGGGTCTGTTCCAGTCTTCCGAGAATATCAAGCAGCAGTACCGCGAGGGTATTATGGGTCGTACTGGTGGGTTTGATGTGTATGAAAATACACTAACACCTGCTCACACCTCTGGAACGCTTGCAGGTTCGCCTGTGACTAATGGCGCGGCACTGGGTACATCAGACACTTCAAACGTCTGGTCTTCACAAACAATTCTCAGCATTGATACAGCTAACACTGGAACCACGGTGAAAGCTGGCGATATCATCACGCTTGGGACTTGTTACGCAGCGCATCCAGAATCCAAGGCCAATACAGGTAAACTACGGACTTTTGTTATTCAGTCTGACGTTACCCTGACCACCATCGGCACCGCTTACAATGTAACGGTTAAACCGGCGTTGATTTGGGGTGATGGCAATTCATATCAAAACGTAACCCTTTCGGGTGGTTCTGATACGGACGGCGTTGCTGTTACCTTGATTGGTGCGGTGAACTCAGCATTTCAGAATGATATCCAGATGCACAAGGATGCTTTCTGTTTTGCCACTGTAGACCTTGAGGATGTATCTCAGTACGGTGCATGGGGTGCTAGACGTACCCAAGACGGTATTTCAATGAGGATCGCGAAGCAGTATGCGATTGCTTCGGATACCGTTCCATGCCGGATTGACGTATTGTTTGGCTTCGATGGGCTGTATGCCCAGGATGGCCTGGCAAATCGTCATATCTACGAACCGGTGTAAACCCAACGGGGGTCGGAAACGGCCCCCTATTTTTCGAGGAAAACATGGCTAAAAAGCTAGGCAAGAAAGACACGGTAAAGGTAGAAACTTACCACCCTTTTATTTGTACACCTGCATATAACGGCCAGGTTGATGTTGATTTTTGCACCTCGATGGTGGAAAGCGCGTATGTTTCTCCATTGTTCCAGGTACAGATGACATTTGGATGCGTAGCGAATGGCGCGTTTATCGATTTAGCACGGAACACCTTTGTTCAGCAGTTTTTAGATGACCACAAGGAATGCACTCATTTATTCTTTATTGATTCAGATTTGAAGTTCTCAGGACGGGATTTTATCGGACTGGTCAGGGCAGATAAGCCCATTTGTGCAGGGGTGTACAGACGTAGAGAAGAAAACGAGGACTACCCCATGAAATACGCAGAACACCCTGAAATAGGTGGGCTGTGGTTCGAGGATGACTGGTTAATGGCCGAGCGTGTACCTACGGGGTTTTTGTGTATTCGCAGAGATGTTATCGAGGAAATGGCCGCAGATGCCCAAAAGATAATCATTCAAAGCGGTAGCGGCCCTAAAGAGGTTCCGAGATTGTTTTATACCTCAGTCCTAGAGGATGGCAGGTTTATCGGTGAGGATTTTGCTTTTTGTGATGACTACATGAAAAAGTATAAAACGCCTATTCCTGTATGGGCTAATATTGATTTTGTTCACGGTGGTTATAAATGTAATCTCGTCGAATACCTTGATGAGCGGATTGAAAATGAAGAGGATGCAGCATGAGGGCTGATTACGACAATCTATTGTTAAACGGCTGGGACTTACAGCAGTGGGCGGTTGCTATCGAGCGGGTTGGCCTGGGTGGGACGCAGATGAGATATGCCGACAAGCTACAAAAGGAGTATATTAACCGTTATGGTCAAAACCCTTTGGAGTTTCAGTTGATTGGTGTTGATGTGGGTGGGAATTATGATTTAGCGGTGGCTTTGTTTGAACAGACCGAGCACAGGTTAGAGTCGGTTGATGTTATTGAAAAACCAGATTCAAGTTACCAGGACCATACCAAGGACGATATGGAATATGACGAAGCCTGGCAGATAAGACATGGCTGAACTTTTAATAGGATGTGGGAATAGCCGTAAAAAGGTTATTACTTTTGACAAGATCCCTGATGAATGGTCAGGGGAACTAATCACGTTAGACTGGGAGGAATCGTGTAACCCTGATGTGGTTCACGACCTCAATCAATTACCGTACCCGTTTGACGACAATATGTTTGATGAAATTCACGCGTATGAAGTGCTTGAACATCTAGGGACTCAGGGAGATTACAGGTTCTTTTTTGACCAGTTCTCAGAACTTCACAGAATATTAAAGCCCGGCGGGTGGTTAATAGGCTCATCCCCGAACTGGGATAATGTATGGGCATGGAGTGACCCGGGTCATACAAGAATCATAAGCCCGCAAATGCTGTCCTTTTTATCTCAGGCTGAATACGAGAAGCAAATAGGTACGTCAGCGATGACTGACTATCGGTTCTGTTATGAGGCTGATTTCGAAATGTGGGCAATGAAAGAGGAAGAAATGAACTTTGGATTTGTTATGAGGGCTATAAAAGATGGCTACGAACCAAGCGATAATTGATTCAGCACTTGGGAAACTGGGTGTTATCGAGTCGGGTGACAGTGCTGACGCGACAGACTCAGCCACGGCATTGACTGTCTTGAATGCGATGATGAATGAGTGGCGAAACCGGAGTATGGATTTCAACTGGTTCAATCAAGACACCTTGACCGATTCTATTCCGATTCCAGACTGGGCAGAGGAAGGTGTTAAGTCTAATCTAGCGGTGAGGGCTGCGAGTGACTTTAGAACACCTGTTCCCCCGTCTTTGCTGACCGAGGCACTAGACGGGCGCAGGACTATCGGCAACACATTAATCAGCCAGGATTTAGACAACGCTGATATGACGCACCTGCCCTATGGTGATGGCAGGACTTCAGAGTACGATATTGAGAACGGCTTATGAGGCTTCCAGTCCTTCCCGACCTGCACATAAACAAGTTTTCAGGTGCTACGATTACCGAAATGGAAGCGGGGATGACAAACGCTGTTGGTGAGAAGCGCAATGGTATTACTTATCTCACGCAACGACCCCCGATTGATTTGTTTGATGATGCCAGTGCAACGATATCAGACGCCAGGGGTCGGGCTGCGTACTACTGGGATACGGCCTCAGCTTTGTATATTTTGAATGCGGACACGATATACAAGGGTTCGTATTCGACCAGTTTAAGCACATCGCCGACGACAGGCACGAAGAAATGTAAATTCATCGAGGTTGGTTCGCTGCTTGTTTTGCTCGATGCTGAGAACAACGAAGGCTGGACAATCACAACGGGCGGTAGTGTCGCGGCAATAGCCTCTAATTTCCCGGCTACGCTAGCCTACGGCGGCGTTAGTATGGACACCTACGCCTTTGTGCTGGACGAGGCAGGTACGGTATATAACTCAGGTTCAAACGACCCTGCTACATGGGGCGCGTTGGATTTTGTGAATGCGGCCAGGAACCCAGATGGCGGGAGTTATTTGGCGAAGCACCATGATAATTTAGTCATCATGGGACCGAGTTCTATTGAATATGCATGGAACGCGGGGAACCCTACAGGCTCGACATTAAGCATCCGTCAGGACATACAGCACAACATTGGTTGTTCTAGTGGTGAATCAGTGTTTGAGGAAGGTGATAGATTGTTCTGGATAGGCCCGAATGCCACAGGGTCGCTATCTGTCTACACCATGATTAATTTCCAGATTAACAAGATATCCACAAGCACGATGGATTCATTTATCACGCAGGCTATTGTGAGGGATGATTACTTCGCGGTGGGTTCAGGATTAAGCGGGCAGGGGCATGTTTATTATACACTGACCTTATACACCACGCCCTCAGACATAGTCCCCGCGATTACCCTTGTTTACGACGATTTAACAGGCCTGTGGGGGCCGTGGACGACTACGGTAAGCGACCATACCCTTTTCCCGTTAGTCGCGTGGTCGAAGCGTGAGGGCATCTCAGAGCGGTTTGGTGAAGGCATCATGTCGAATGGTGACTTAATAAGCGTTAATGATTCCCTAAATAGCCAGGATACCTACCAGGGGGCAACGTATGTTACTACGGATTACGTTTCATCTGGTTATGTTCAAAAAACAGGCGATACTGGCGTTGTAATTGATATGGTTTCAAGGCTGGGCATGTATGACGGTGGGACGAATAAGTTTAAATACGCGACTGAATATCGGCATGTCGGCGATACGACCGATGCAAGCCAGACTTTAACGCTGAAATGGTCGGATGAGAATAATAGTTCATTCACCACCGGCAAGACCACCGATACTACTAAATACCAGAAGATGACCCGTTGCGGGCGGTATAGACGTAGAAACCATGAATTATCATACTCAGGCACCGAGCGAATCAGAATCGAGGCTCTCGAAGGCGAGGCAGAGGTGGGTAACAATTGAACCTGGAACCACCACCAACTACACACACAACATGGGACTGGATTTGGCTAAAATGGTTATATAATCTTTGGGATCATTTAACCAATCAAACCCATGTCACCACTACTGCGGCTACTTATGTTTCAGCTACGGGCGCAGACGGTACTGCTAACACCGCCGAGACCGTCCTTACCAGAACCCTCCCGGCAAATTCACTAAAAGAAATCGGGGATA